GCTATAAGCACACTTTGCAAAGTGTTTTCTGCTGCCGTGACACCAGCTGGCGGCGTACATCCGATTGATAAAGGCGCTGTAGGCGCTTCAAGCTCCTGTACAAAGGTCTGTATCCAGTCGATAGCAGCATTACCAAGTTCATCAAGCTTGACCTGCATATCATGTGTATCAAGTAGCGGAGTATCAGGAAGCCCGGTAACGCCCATTGCTTCTTGCTCTTCTTCTGTGATTGTTGTGAATGACATGTTGCACCTCACTTCTTGTTTGTGCCTTGCGTGAACTCGCAGGCAAAATTGTTTATGCCAAGAGGTTCATCTAAAACCTCATTAGAGAATCTAAAGCGGATATGATCAACTTTTTTGATCCTCATTTTAGATGATGTAACTCTTTGCGTAGTGTTACAGCTAAAAGTAAATTTCGAAAATGTTATATTGGCAAAGGATAAGTACTTAAGCGTAACTTCATCATGCTTAACATCCTGCCATATACCGTTTTTCTGGGCTTCAATAAGTACTGAACTGTATATCTCCGGCATACATCTAAGGGCTACATATCTGTAAGTCTTGTTCTTATAGAACTTCTTTTCCGATATATCTGCTGTCTCCCACACGGCTTTAATAGGCTGGCCATCATCTGAATAGCTTTCCAGCGCTTCCGGATCCGTGTAGAACTTGTATATCTTACCCTCTGACGTACCAAAGTACAGTTCGTCATTGTACTCAAAGATGCAAGATGCAGGTACATTAGTGAAGTAGAATCCTGCATACTGTCTGGTTGCATATGGTCTTGATTTATCCGTATGCATTGGTTGAAGACCATCAAGCACATAGACATGATCATTGACACATAATACGTAATAATCTTTCCAGGTAATCGCAAAGGCTTCTTCAAGATGTGGTTCTTTTAAAAGCTTGCCTTCAAGGTAGTAGCTTCTATCCTGTGCGTATTTCTCGCCTGTAATATCCTGCGCTGTAACCGCATATATTCCAAGATTCGACAGGAAGACCGGCTCTGTTGCAAGGTATGAGAAGCAGTACTTTGATATGGCACCGGATCCCTGCAGGGTGTTGATAAGCGGAAAAGAGGGTTCAGAATCCTTAAGATCACCTTCCCTTATAAGGATTGACTGGGTAAGCTCATTCTTATCTTTGTGTGCTGCAAGGTAGTTGTTGATGATTGAATAGCCCATAATAGCTGAGCTATCTGAACCGAGTTTTGCATACCAGGTATCGCCAAAGTATGTAGGGTCGTACTGCTGTGAGAACCAGTCATAGTTGATATAAGAGAATAGTTCTCCATCTTGACCTTCGCCGTAATCGGGATTACCTGATACAAAGAGTCTATCGTTTGCACCGTTAACCCCAAACATTGCGCCTATCTGGCAGTGCTTTATTCTATCTGCATATCCTCTAACAGTACGCCATACCTTGATCTTTACATTATCTTCACCGGTTAATGGAGATACACCGGGCGCTGTACCAAAAGTTATGGTTCCGTTTGCAGCACTATAAGTAAAATCTGTGCCATAAGTCTTCTGAACCCATTCACCCTGGCTATTAAGAAGCCATACTTCCGGCTTAAAGTATGTAACACCTCCAAGCGTCACAACCTCATTAAGATTTTTAAAACTCATCTGGAATGTCTTAGCTGTGGCGTGGTCCTGAGTAACAACGAACTGCTCGATAAATGCAGGCTGCAATAAATTAAGCGGCTCATAATCTGTACCGCCGCCGTTAGGTTCTTTCGAGATTGTAAGTGTTGGGACATATGCAATATCTGAATAGCTTTGCCCGTTTGATAGTGTAGTGCTAAGGGGCTTAACTTCCTGCCCGTCATAGATATAAATATTTGATCCATCAAGTATTACAAGCTTTTGATTAAGCTGGAAACTTACGGATCTGTGTGAAGCCATTCCGGTATAGATAAGCTGGTTTCCTATATTGCCATCAAGAAACATGATGTTGGCGTTTGTATCTTCCACCATCTCATTGAAGCTGTTATCTATCCACTCTGAACCCTGAATAGCATTAAGGTTGTAGAGCTTATCCCCGGCATGAACTATAAGTGCATTTGTTATTGTGAACTTATGAACCCCGTATATATGCTCCTGATAGTCACCAAAGAGCTTATACCCCATTCTCTTACGAACCTTACCCGGAACACTTCGGATCATGTTCTGACAGTTAGGTGACTTGGTATCGTCTACGTTAGTAGAATCTGATGTGAAGTCCGCGCCTAGAAAGGACTGGGATTCATACGAATATATAGTTGGTGATGCAGGTATTGAAAACTGCGCCATATATTACCACCCACTTTCCGATGTGAACTCTTCTTTGTGCGGGGCGTTGCTATTCTGGGATAGGCGCTCAAAAGCTACCTCCCATTCATTTCTATAAACAGTCGAAATAGAGTTGTCATCGTCCTTATATAGCTGTGACGCCATGTACATGGGTAATAGCGTTGCAACTTCAGGATCAAGTGCTAGCTCATAATCATCTGGTGTATCCAAGGTTATGTGTGATGGATAAGCCTTGTAATATACCGTATATGTACCAGGTTCACTTCTTTGAAGTACAAGGGTCTTATCAGCTTCCTGATAATAACTTGATACCTGCAGGTAGTAAGGCTTATCCGGTCCCTCGTAGTAAATCTCGTATAGCTGATAGAAGTCTTCAAGAAGCTTGTCCATGTGATACTTGATGAATCTCTCATAGTCCGGCACATTGTCGTATACGGGATTTTCATTTTCATCGTGGGTTACTTCGAACTTCTCAGCATATAGAGCTATATTTTTAACGTTTGTGGGGAAGATCGCTTCTACAACGATTGTGACAACATCGTTATCAGGGTTATCAAGTATCCTCTTGATCGGCATATATTCTTTGCTGTGAACAAGGATTTGTTCTTCGTGAAGCTGTACTTCGTCTTCATCTGTCTCTTCATCATGGACTATATAGGGATAGGATATAGATACATTTGCACTACCTCTGACCTTAAGATATACGCTATGGCACCCTTTGGCAGAAAATGTCATGTTGTGGCCTTCTCCCTGTATGTAATACTCTTTAAAGCCTGCAGTATCACCTATAAGGTTGGCGTATTGTTTAACATCTATCTCCAAGGTCTTTACGATGAACTTACCTGCAGTTGCAAGAAGCTGTAAGGCTTCGTTTGCGGCCTGCGGCATTGCATAGATATACTCAGCTGTAGATGAGTCTGCCTGTATGGTGGTTCCATTTGAAGAGAACATTTTTTGAAGTGTTGCAAGCTTTATATCTTTCCATGTAGTCATTTTTGCTACCCCACAAGGATATCTTTCTTTTCCTGGTTACTTTTTGCTTTTTGTCGTTTTAGACGTTTTTTTCGTAGTTTTTGCTTTGACGGTTTCTTCTTTTTCATCTTTAGGTTCTGCCTTCTCTGTAGGCTTTTTTTCCGGTGCAAGGTCCCATTCAAACGAACTATCCGGGTGAATCAATGTGACAACTACTTTTCTTTCATCATCAAGAGTGACTATATCGCCAACTTCAATTTTTCTATCCATTTGTTATCTCCCATAAATGAAGGCGGCTACAAGTTGCAGCCGCCCCCACTTTAAAGATCATGAAATTGTTGTACCGTATGCTGCTCCGCCCATGATCATGTGGCGCCAGTTGTAGAAACCTGCAGACCATCTTGAGAAGCCGTTGTACAGAAGGTTACGGGATTCTGTCTTGACTTCGGACTTAACATCAAGTCCAAGTCTGTTGTAGAACATGGTGCCCATAAGTTCCTTATTGGCTTCAGAAGACATGATGATGTAAGGCTTTGCTGCGCCTGATACTGTCCAAAGTGGATCAACTACAAGAGTCCACTTGCCGCGCTGTGTGTTGATGTCGTTATAGTTTGTACCTACTTCACCGTCTGATCCGATTATCTTCTTGATTGTATCTTCAAGGTCCGGAACGTTACCAGGGATAACAATTGTATCAGCGATTATTCCAAGTACATTACCGTTTTCATCGGTGAAGTTACGCATCTTGTTACTCAGAATATTAAGCATCTGAGAATTGCTTCCGAATGCGTTTGTGTAGATGTTTGACTGTGTTTCTGAAGGATCTGAATGAAGAGGGTGAGCATTGTGGAAAAGGCTCATTCCGTCAGGTGCTGTGATATCAATACCAGTCTGAGTACCGAAGGTCATTGTGGTATTGTATGCTGCGGAAGAGGTCATAACAGACTTAGTAATAACATCTGTTATGTACTGTGCTCTTGTTCTCTTGTAGGACTTAACAAGGCTTCTAGCACGTACGCTCATAAGATCTACGTTGTTATCATCTGCAAGTTCCTTAGATATAACAACGGACTTAGCAAATGCATAGTGCTGGATAATCTTGTCGTATCCCTCTTCAAGGGTATCTTCTGCTGCGTTGGCTGATTCAGCCTTAACATCAAAGTTATCAAGGCCTCCGATTGTGGTACCTTTTTCGCCGAAACGATTTGACTTTTTCTCGTTGGCAAGGGCCTTAACTATTGCATCATACTGGGATTTGTTGGCATCTTCTTCTACGATGCACGCATCGAGCTGGTCTGACCACTCGTTCCAGGTATCATCACCGACATTACTTCTGATAATTACTGACATAATGTGCTCCTATTCCGGCCATCACCTGCCGTGTGCACGTAATGACCTGTTATAAGTAGCTTTAAGCTCTTTCGCAGTCTTATCCGGGAACATTTGCTGCCATCTGGATAGTTCTGATGCAGGTATTTCAGCATCTTTACTATCACCGGCGCTTCCGCTCACTGTCTTCAAATGCGATTTGCTCTTAGCCTGATTGACTGCTGCTTGCTGCGCTGCCTGTGTTTTGTTACCCATAAGCCTGTCAAAATTCACAAGCTTATAAGCTTCAGACAGTCTTACTCCCGGATGCTGCTGTACATAAGCAATTGCCTGACCGTATGAAGGGTCATTGATTATGTCCTCTTCAGATGTTTTAGATGGATCCAGCTGCATGATAGTTCTCATGTCTTCAGCAACCATTGTCTGAACCTGCTGCTGTTGGAACTGCATCTGCATACGCTGTGCATTCTGTACTAAGGGACTATTAGCTATTGCCTTATCCAGTGCTTCAGGATCAACCCCGGCACTTTTAAGCTTTTCCTGCATCTGCATACGCTCCTGCGCCTGCATAGCCTGGATATACTCAGAAGCATTCCTTATGGGCTGACCTGTTACCGGGTTTTTGTACTTGCCGAACATTTGGGCGAACTGCTGATCGACTTGCGCCTGCGCCTGTTGTACCTGCCGCATCTGTGCTTCTGCTTCTCTTCTTGCAGCGGCGAACCTGGCGTTATCTTCAGGTGATTGAGGGTCGGCGGCTCCCTCTTCTTCGCCTTCATCACCTAAGTCTTCTGCGCCTTCGTCATCTGCGCCTTCATCTTCGGGTGTTTCTGGTGTTTCTGGTGTTTCTGGTTCCAGCGGTTCGGCGGCCTCCGCTCCTTCTGCGCCTTCTCCTTCAGCAAAAAACTGAAGATTGTACCTAAATAAATTCATGCATTCCTTTCTTTTAACTTGGATTTTTGCGCTTTTCCTGCGAATTTAAGCAATAAAAAAGAAGCCCAAAGGCTTCTAATGCTTCAACTTTCTTCTTCTGTTTCCACTACCGGCGTTACCGGATCATACGTTGTCTTAGTGACCTTGTTATAGTTGGCGCAGTCTTTTGTCCTGCACTTGAACTGCATCCTGTAAGCAAGACTGCCGTCTGGCCTTTGTACAAGCTCATTAGACTCTATTCGCATCTCGTTCTTACATAACGGGCATTGCATCCTGCATCTCTCCTTCCATCGGCTGTTCTTGCTGCTGTTGTGCCATAAGCTCAGCTTCCATTTGGGCTTGCTGTTTCTGCTCTGCAATCCTTGCTTCCACGATATCAAGCGCTGTTCCAGCGTTCGGATATCCACTTGCTTTCATGAATGTCCAGTAAGTACGCAAGGTTTCCATGTCGCCAAGAGGACCAAAAGCCTGAGATTGAAGCTTCATATCTGTCTGTTGCCACATAGCTTCGCGGTTAGCCATAAGAGTTGATGTAGGATCTGTTTCGAATATGAATTCATCATCCCAGTAGAACTCGCCGCTTGAATCTATCTTAAGGAACTCATGACGGTTTAATCTCTCATGGTCTGTCTGGCCTTCAGGACCTACGGTTGTAATCTCTTCATCCGCATCAGCGTATGCAAGCCAGAACTTGAACATAAGCTCATAAAGGTTTGCGTATGCTTCATTCTTAAGTGTTCTCTTAGACTCTAATCTTCCTGCCGCCTGATTGATCGCGTACTGCTTTGCAGTTCCGGTACGAGCTGACGCATCGTATTTACCCTGATAGGAGTCTGTGATACCAAGTGAAGACTTAGCCCACTGATAGTTAGTTTCAAGCATTGTAACGTCTGTGGCCGTGTTAGGCTGCAGGGTGATTACATCTATAAGCTGCTTTTGCGCCGCATTATCAAGTCTTATGATCTTGAACTCTTTCTCGGTACGTTCTACGTCAACGCCCTTTGGAAGTGTTACATAAGATCCACCAGTAAGAAGCT